ATAGATGCTACATCTAATGCTATTCTGTTGTAAACAGATACGACAATACTTCTTTCATTACCTCTAGTTAGGCGCATTCTAAAAGGATTATAACTACTTATGTGCTCGCCATAATTATATCTTGGTGTTGGGTCTTTATTCAGGAAGGCATTCCATGCATGTATTAGTCTATCACTAAAAGCCATTTTGACGTTTTCACCTCCTACTTTATTAATAGAAGAATCCCATAAATTCTTTTCCTTTGTTAATAGCGTTTATCGCACTATTTACATTTTGTGCACTAAATTTAACTCGCTGTCCATTAAAAGTTACATTATTAGACATCATTACATCATTAACAACTTTTGTACCAACACCTATTGCTGCTGCAGTGGCAGCTGCTTTTACACTCATAGTCATTGCACGTTTAGCTGCAGCTTTTCTAGCGCTTCTCTTTGCTCCTACTTCTGGTGCTTTTCTAGCTTTAGCTCTTTGCACATCATGCTGACCTTGCAAATAGTTGTATTGTTTCTTAAGAGCCTTGTTATTCGGATCAGAGTTTAATTGTTTCTGAACTTTTTTAGCTTCACTTAAATATTTTCTAGAAGCGTCTTTTCCAACTTCACCTCTTATGGCTCCTTTTCGGTATGTAGTGTTGGAATTTAAAGCTTTCTTATAATCTCTATTAGCCTGTTTATAAGTTTTCTTTAATTGTTTATTCGATCTGTCTCTTTCATAGTCCATACGTGCAACATTAGCTTTTTTACCAAGGTCAATAGCATTGGACTTTTTATCGCTATTCTCTTTCCATTTTTTAAAACTTTTATCTACTTTTGCATTTTGTCGTCTAGCTCTTCTAACTCCCCATTTCATACCTTTTATACCATGATGATATAATTCATCGGTATGATTATACTCCCACATTTGACTCACCTCCTATGTTATTCCACATTGTTTATTGGCCCATTTTTCACCTTTTCTTGCGTACTTATTACAATATTTAGATGCTTTCTTTAACATAGCTTTATTAACTACTTTTTCGGATTCAATAGATAAAGATGCCTCTCCATCTAATAATATTATTGGGGATTTAACTGCGCCGTAATTTGTTACTGTATCATAATCATCACGAAGCATATTATACCCTTTGTTTTTTAACTCCTGATAAAATAATTTCTTTGCTGTTGGCATATTTTTATCATCTACAAATAAATAGTTAGCATTAAGATAATATAAATCTAGATTCAAACCATCATCTTTTTTATTGCTAACATTTCCTTTGATTATTTCATCCATATGTTTTTTAAATTTTTTATCGTCATTTACAGGCAAATAGTCAGCATTTTTTGATACAGTATCCTTATACTCTTTTAATGCAGTTGGATTATTTTTCAGAACTTTAAAAAAGGTACTTGCTGCTTCATCTGTTGATGGAGATTTTAAAGTAGTTTTTGCTGTCATGTTTAATACTTTCGATGTTCCAGCTTTACTTAGAGTATTCATATACATATTATTATCGTGTTTTCCGATAGATGCATAGGTTTGACCTTTAATATTTTGTTTAGCTGTTTGTTTGTCAAATACTATTCTTTGTAATTTAGCACCTTTTTTAATTTCTATACGGCCATCACCATAATCTTTATATCGATCTTCTCCATATCGTTTTCTACCTTTAGCGTTCCTAGTTCCATCTTCATTTTGCCATCTTCTAATTCCCCATTTCATACCTTTTATACCATGATGATATAATTCCACAACTCATCTCACCTCCTATTCAAATGCATCTTTGTTTAATTTATAAGCAACATATGCATCCATCATAGCGGCAACTGCATCTATCTTTTGTTCATATCTTTTCTTTAATAATTTTCGGTTACCATTTGTGTCTTCAAGAGTTATACAGTTACCCATGGCGAATGTCATAAGTTCTTCATCAAATAGTAGCATTCTATCCTCTGCTAATTTCTTTAATTCGCCTAATGGAACTGATTCAGTCTTAGCACCTTGTATAACTTTTTCTATACCAAATGGGCCGTTCTCAGATTCCCATCTTTCAACAAATGCTTTTGCATTGTATGGGTCAAATCCAAAACATCTAACATCATAGTCTCTTTCGATTATATGAGCGTCGAGGTCTTCATAGACTTCAGTCATATCTAGAACTGTTCCTTCCAATACTATAAGACTTCCTTCTTGTAAGAATTCATCATACTTTAATCTCATAGCTCCTGGTAACTTATGAAGTGTTTTAGACGTTATATAGTTTCTAGTCTTAATTCCAAAAGCGCCATCTCTTAAAGGAAACATGAACGTAAATGCACAAAAGTCATCTCCTTGTGATAAGTCAGCTCCCAATGCGCATGGCATTTGCCAGAAATCTCTTTTTCTATGTGGAAGAGTTTCATCATAAGTGAAGAAATATGTATAACCTTCCATTGGAATACCAAAACGTTTTGCTAAAATATCATTTCTTGTAGCCGGAGCTTTTTCAGCTCTTTCAACATCTAACTGATAAGTTTCATATGTGACGGTTTTTCCTAAATTTGGATTTGCTTTTAACCAAGTTCTAGGGTTATTAACTTCTTCTATATCATCAAGTCGATAATACCAAATCGAAACATGTGGGTTAACGTATTCGCCTTTAAGAATTTCCATTAGTTCCATTTTGATTGTATCACCACTACCATTTCTTACGGTTCCTTCTGAACTTGTCGCTACTATTAAATAATCATCTAGTTTAGATGCCCCTTGTTCAACTGCACCTATGACATCTTCTCTTATATCCCCAGAAAGCCATTCGTCTATTGTCGCCACTTTACATCTCAAACCTTGAAGTTTATTAACACTCATCGGTCTTATCTCTAATAGTGACCCTGTTAAAAAATTTTCTATACCTTTTTTAGTGGACGCTAATTTCATTCTATTAGCTTTAGAGCCAGTTGTATTTTGTATAGAACCTTCAGTTAAAAACTGAAATAAAGGACCTCTAGATCTTGTTATAGCGGTTCTTATTGGTGATAGTATTTCTTCGGCTTGTTTCATAGTAGGAGCTGTTGTTATTTGATGAGTAGTTGTAGTGTCTACGTTTAGAAAATAATTCTGTATACATGAGCTGTACATAGATTTGGCTGCACCTCTGGCTACAATGAGATATTGTTTATTAACTAATCTTTTTTTAACTGATTTGGTTACATATCTACCATCATGACCATCAGGGGAAGGTTCATATACACTTCTTTCTACAAAGTAATACCAACCAAATATTTGTTCGGCCCAAAGTTTAAACGAGTCTAGTAAATGTAAATCCGCTCCATCGGTTAATGTAAGTTCTTTTTCGCAATAATTTATGAAACCGTTTATAGCTTGATCATCATAGTAGATTCCAGGATTAGCTATCAGTTCATCTATACGGTTCATTTCCATGGAAATCTCTTTACATACTGGAATCTCTCCTCTTATAACGGCATCTCTAAACTTACCATAATAGATAGGAGTGGCTGTGTTTGATAATGCCATTTTGAGTTCTCCTTTCTGCTATCCTTTTAACTTTTGTATGGCCAAGGCTATAGATAACGCTGAACTTGTAATACTTATAGCAGTTCCAACATTGTTTAATATAGAATTGACATTTGAGCGCCCAGCATTAATTTGCTCAGCTGACATTTTCACATACTGTTGTTCCATATTTAGTCGGTTAACCCTCTCTCTTAGCTCCTGGTCAGACATAATTCTAGCTTCAGACAATTTTTGTTTTTGCGCTTTCTTTTGACCTTTTTTGGAAGTAGTATCATTAATGTTTCTTGTTTCTTTAACTATTGTACCAGCGGCATCTACTCTCTTTTTTGTTTTTTGTAAATCAATTTTACCTGTAGGATGCCCTAATTGGGCAGCAGTTCTTCTAACTCCCCATTTCATACCCTTTATACCATGATGATAAAGTTCATTATTATAATTCCACATTTAACCCACCTCCTAACGTTGAATTGATGACAAATCTTTTTTCTTTTTCTTTACTTCTTTAGTCATAGTATAATCAGCATAGTATTTTAAATCGTCTTTTGTTAACTTAATAGAACCCGTTTGATTAATCTTATCCATATTCAGTATTATTAATGGATCTTGAGCAGTACCCTTTCTGTCATTAATATCACTTAAGGCATCAAAGCCTTGCTTTACTAAATTAGCATAAAAATTATTACTGGATGTTTCTGCTTTCTTAGATAACACAGCATTAGATACAAATTCCTCAGCTAATTTTCTAGCTTTTTTACTTTCAGGATCATTAAGTTTAGAAATTTTCTTCTTGTATGATTTCGATGTTTTCTCCATAAATATAACATTGTCGTTATAGGCTTTTGCCATATCCTTGGCCACTTGTTCGGGATTTTCTTTTGCTATTTTCATAAATGTATTAACTACATCCTTGTCGCTAGCCACTGATATGTCTTTTTTAACCATAAACGTATTCTTATATCCTCTTCCGTCATACATAAAATTACCCATCATGTCAGCATACATGTTTTTATCATAGTCGGTATAAGCTGTATATAGACGATTTTTCTTACCGCTTTGATATTGTCCTCTAGTTATTGTTTGAAATTCAGTACCTGTCTTTATAGTTCTACGCTTAGAATTTATTTCATCTTTTTGCTTTTTAACACTTTTCTTTTTATTGGAAAGATTGTCATCATGTTCACGGTCGCCGTATTTTTTCTTACCTGCAGGAGTTAAATGTCCAGCTTTATCTTCATATCTTCTAATTCCCCATTTCATACCTTTGACACCGAAATGCTTAAGTTCATCATTCATACTCTCACCTCCTTTCGAATTATTCTTCAGCAGAAGGCGGTGTATCTTCTATTTTAGGATCTCCTTCCAAAAATATACGCCATTCTATTTCAGATAGTGTTCTGTTAATACTTTCAATTAAAGCACTGCTAGTTGGTGGATCGAAAAGCAATCTTACTTTTAGATAAATATAAGTTTTTACCATGTTAAGATTATTCTCAGTTGTATAGTCTTGCCAACTCGAGTTTTCATCTACTATCATAAAGCCGTTTTTTGGTCCGACACCTAATTGATTCAGTATAGCAAAAGCAGTGTTTATGTGAATTATTATATCATCATCAAAGTTTGTATACTCAGGCATTATACCTAATAGCTTCTTTATTGAAAGCAATATACTTTCCATCATTTACATTACCTCCTCCATGGGCAAGTATCGTTTTTAGACCTTTCTATAAATTCTCCAAATAGTATATCTTCATCGCCATAGTGTATTGCATCATGAGTTCTTTTAGTGGTGCAAATCATGTAGTCTGGATTCAACAAAAACTCTGTTTGATTAATTACGTCATACTTCGTCAATGGATTCATATGATGAATGATGATTCTATTATCAATCTCTCTATCCTCTATTCCCAAGTCACAAGCATTGTCTCGTAGAATTACATAATCTCTTATTCTTTTCCACTCTGCTGACCTATAAAACTTCTGATTCAAATATCGGTCAAAGCCAAATGTCTCTTCGCCAACTTTACCACCTAATTTTAGATAGCGGTATCGCTCTTTAAAGGTTTTAAACTTAATTAATTCTTGATAGGTTCTAATAATCATCATCTTCGTCACCATCCATACTAGTCATTTGCCCACTATAGTTTTGCATTGCTTTAAGAGCATTAGAATATAGCTCTTCGATTCTCTTAGCTGATTGTAAGTTCTCGGTTTTAGCAACTATAAGTTCTTTCTGCTTCTCAAGTATCTCCCTTTCTATCTTTTCTTTAGTTGTAGCTAGTTTTAGATAGTGAGTTATCACTTGAGAAGAAGCAGTCCCCTCTATAAGTTGCTTCTCAGCTAAGTCTACAGCTAAAGCTATCATCTGATTCTCTCTTGCTTCTGGAGTAGTTGCAGGTCTAATTTTTTTCTCAGTGCTTTCTTTGTTAGTTCTACTTCGTTTTGCCATTGTTTCGCCTCCTTTTCCACAAGATTAAATATAGTTTGTATGTGGTATTTTAGCAGACTTACAGACTTTTTAGCGCCGAAAGGAGAGGAAAAAACGCTAGCATTAGTTAATGCACCTGTAAGCCCCCTAAAATATCACATACAAACTTAAAGTGTTTTTCAAAAATATACCCGCGGAGAATTTTTTAGGAGGCCGGC